ACCGGGTTCATGTCAGAGGATGACAACTCCCGCCGGTTCGACTACGCTCCCGATGGTCGCAAGTACCTGACCGCCTTGGCGCAACCGAGGGCGGGAGGGCTGCAGCCAACTAAGGGGTAGCACATGCCTTCAGACCGCAGATTGTCAGTGATCGAGCAGGCGCGCAGAGAGAGTTACGACCACAGCGCACCGAAGGACAGCAACTTCAATCCGCTGTCACGAGCCGCAGAGAATGCTCGGACTATGGCCGCAGTGACAACCAACCGCTCCGTTATGAAACCAGGAGCGATGGACGAGTACCGTCGACCACGCGGCAAGACGGATATGCTGAACGAGATTCGGCGATCTTCCGTCATGCAGGAAGAAGAGGATTAAGTGGCAGACGACGAGCTCGACGACCTGATGCCAGACCCGGAGGAGGTCGACGAGGAGCCGCAGCCGCTCGGCCGCGACGATGAGCTGTCGACCCGCAAGAGCGTCGAGACCCAACTGCTTGATCTTTATCAGGAAGTGGAGAAGGGCTTTGTCAATCAGTACCAGCGCTCCAACGACCAGATGGACTTCTGGGATATCTACAACTGCCAGCTCGGCGGCAAGCAGTTCTACTCGGGCAACTCCAAGATATTCGTCCCGCTGGTGAAGGACGCGGTGGACGCGCGCAAGACGCGCTTCGCCAACCAGGTGTTCCCGCCTTCCGGTCGCTACGTGGACGCCATCAGCGAGGACGGCACCGAGCCGTTCGCCACGCTTTCATTGCTCGATCACTATGTTCGCAAGGCCAAGATCAGAACGGAAGTGATGCCGGCGCTATTGGTCAACGGCGATGTAGAAGGACAGTACACCATCTGCGTGTCGTGGTGCGAGGACGAGCGCTACGTCGTTGAGCGCGTCAAGGCGCCGGTCATGGCCGAGGGGCTGGACACCGGCGAGGAGACCGACGACCTGCGCGAGAGCGAGATCAAGGGCGGCTACCCGCAGGTCGAAGTAATTGCCGACAGCGACCTGTGTATCCTGCCTGCCACTTGCGACAGTCCGTGCGAAGCGATCCGGGTTGGCGGTTCAGTTACTATTCTGCGCCGCTGGAGCAAAGCGCAGATCAAGCAGATGGCGCGCGAAGGGTGCATCAGCAAGGCCGGCGCCAAGGCCCTGATCGAGGAGATGACCGATGGCAAGTCGGGCCAACCTAAGACTGATAAAGCCGAGCACATGGTCGATGCCGCCGGCATCAAGAACGTGCGGGGTTCCAAGCACGCCCTTGTCTACGAGACGTGGAGCGTCATCACTATTCGCAAGGGTGAACGGCGTCTCTGCCGTAGCTATTTCGGCGGCAGTGATAACATTCTTTCTTGCAAACGTAATCCTCTTTGGTGTGATCTTCTTCCCATTCTGAGCGCGCCGGTTAAAAAAATTCAAGGGTCGGTCAAGGGCCGCAGCCAGATCGAGCCGGTGGCGCCGATCCAGTACATGGCCAACGACGCCTGCAACGAGGCGATGGATAGTGCGGCCTACGCGTTGATGCCGATCGTGATGACCGATCCCAACAGCAACCCGCGCATCGGCAGCATGATCCTGTCGCTTGCCGCCATCTGGGAGACGTCGCCGAAGGATACCCAGTTCGCCAACTTCCCTCCGCTGTGGAAGGAGGGCATGGAGATCGTCAGTCAGGCCAAGGCGCAGATCAAGGAGAGCCTCGCGGTCAACTCGTCAATGGTGACGCAGCAGGGTACGTCCAAGCTCAATCAGGCCGAGATCGCGCAGGAGCAGCAGGTTGACCTGCTGACGACGGCCGACGCCGTGACCGTGCTCGAGCAGGCCATCCTGACGCCGATGCTGGCGCTGATGCTGGCGCTCGACCACCAGTACCGCGACAAGGATATCATGGTGAAGCAGTACGGCCCGATGGGCACGCGAGCGCAGATGGAGTACGTCAAGCCGATCACCTTCGACAAGAAATACGAGTTCATCTGGTTCGGTGTCGAGCAAGCACGTTCGATGCAGCAGGTGCAGATGCAGATTTCGTTGCTGAATGTTTTGAATGGGCTTAACCCGCAGTCATACGCTCCTTACACGATGAACACTCGCCCGATGATCTCACAGATCATTGGCAGCGTTTGCAGTCCGCAGATCGCACCGCTTGTCTTCGAGGGACCGGAGGAGCAGATGCCGGTCAGCGTCGATCAGGAAAACGAGATGCTGGAGAACGGGTTCGAGATCAAGACGCACGAGCTCGACGACGACAACGCGCATATCCAGTCGCACATGCAGATGCTGCAGCAGGACCCGCAGTCCGATTACGCGAAGAAAATCCAGGCGCATATCTTCACCCACATTCAGCAGATGAACCGCAAGGCGATGATGGTCGGCATGGCGGGCGGTCCGATGGCGGGCGGGATGCCGTCTGGTCAGCCGGGCGTGCCGGGAGGCGCGGGTCCGGGTGTTGCCGGTTCGCCGCGGCCGGGCGCCGTGCCTGCCCCGCCGAAGGGTGTGCAGCAGCCACCGGGAGCAATTCATCAGGATCAACTTCACGATCCCAGCCAGATGCCGAGGAGAACAGCATGACCAACAGGCAGGCGCTCATCATCGCCGCGTCGATCGCGTTCACCGGCATTGTTGCGGCGACGGCGCAACAGACCGCGCCCGACTCGCGGCCGGGCTGCGTGTTCATCTCAGGCGCGCTTACTCTCACCAACCTTCAGGAGACGCGGTTGATGTGCGATATCAATGGTCGTCTCCGGGTTACCACCACGCCGTAAGGAGCGATCATGGACGACACATCAGGCATCAGGCTCTTGGCGGGACTGGTCGACATTCTCCGCGACAAGGACGGCTCGGCGAAGCTCCTGACCAAGTTGCAGGCGCACGAGGATGCGGCGGCGGCGTCGCTGAAGGAGGCCAGCGACAAGCAGGCCAAGGCGGCCGAGACCTTAGCCGAAGCTCAGGCGCATCACGCCGAGAGTTCGCGGCTGCGCAATGAGATGCTGCACAAGCTTACGCCGCGCGAAGAAGAAGTTGCCAAGGGTGCCCAGTTTGTCCAGAAGATGCGAAGCGATCTGGACGCCCGTGATAAGTCCATCACCACGCGCGAGACCGAGATGACGCGGCGGGAGAACGCGGCGGCGGCGCGGGAGAACAAGATCGCCGAAGATGAGACGGTGTTGAAGATCGAGAAGGATCGTGTCGCGGCGCTGAAAGCGGCATACCAATCCAAGATTGACAACATCAAGAAGGCGGCGAGCGGATGAGCAACCGGCTTGCCCGTGGACTTCAGCTTGCGTTCGGCACGCTCACGTCCTACGGCGGGATAGGCGTTGCAGCCTACGTCAATGTCATCCCTGCGAATGCCAACCGGCTTGGCTATCTGATCGAGAACTACTCGGCGCCAGCACTCAACACCAACGGTGACAATCTCTATGTTCGGCTCGGGCTGACGGGCGCGATGTGGGAGGTTCTGCCCGGTGGCTACTTCCCGCCACCGCAACTCGAGGGCTGGATGGGTGACGTCTATGTCAGCGCAACCATAACGACGCAGTTTGCCGCAGCCGAGATGACATGAAAAAACTACTGCTCCTGCTGTCGCTGCTGTGTTCTCCGGCGCTCGCGCAGAACCCTGGCGTCACGACGCAGGGTCAGCCGGTAGCGGGTAACTGTGTCAAGTTTGTCAACCGCAACTTGATCGCGGATGCCGGTGGCGCGTGCGGTACGGGCTCGCCGACTGGACCGGCCGGCGGCGATCTTGCGGGGACCTACCCCAATCCGTCACTCAACACTTCAATCTCGACTGCGGTTTCATTTAGTGCGCTGAGTGACACAACGATCAGCGCCGGGCATGTGTTGAACATAGGCACGGCGCTACTAAATCAAGCCAGTCTGACGCTGGATGACGCAGCCAGTTTCGTATGGTTCTTCAACCGATCCGCCATTGATAGCCCGAATGATGGCGAGTTGCGGCTAACAGATCATACCGGAACATTATCTTGGGTTTTAAGTGCGCCAAACGTAAATACTATTCAAGTTGGGCCTAATGATACATCTGCGCCCGTATCACAAAATCTGATTGCACAATCGGTTTTAGATCAAAGTGTTGTAGATAAAGCCGGTGTTAATTTTATGATCGGCGGGTCTAAATCTACAGGAGTTGCTTTAGGCGGCCGTATTGATTTTACTCTTTCGTTGCCTAGTCTTGTTTCTTCACACGATCAAAATCCACTTGTAACTGTCTTTTCAATTGCTCCTACTGGTAATCCTAGTAATCCAGCAGCACTCATTCCAGGTACAGATGATTTATATACTTTAGGAGGTACAGGCAATCGCTGGGCGCGGGGGTTGTTTACTAGTATTGTTTCTTCTGTTAACGGAGGATTTCTTGCAGGCAGTCAAACTGCCTCGTTTACTGCCCAGTTTCAAGGGCAAGGCACTGGCGGCGATCCCGGTCTGTACCTAAAAAACACGACGGCCGTAACTGGTAAAACATGGGTGCTATACTCGTGGAATACCGGAGAGCTGGCCCTTGGTGACTTTACCACCCAAGACTGGTGGGTGTGGAGAGGGGCGCAACACATAGGTCGATCGGATGGCTTGCTAGGCTTTTCAAGCTCGACTGATCCGTTTGCGTCGGCGGATACGGGGTTGGGTCGGAATAGCGCGGGGGTTATGGAGATCAACAACGGTACGCTTGGGACGCTGCGCGATCTTAATGCGCGAGCTTATTTCGTAGGCTCGACAGCCGGTGTAAGCTGCACCATCGTTGGCGCGACCGCGCACCTCACCGTAGTCAACGGCATCGTGACGTTGTGCAACTAACAGGATAGACAAATGCCGACGATAACACTGACTGTAGTTACTGGATCGACAACTTCGGTCACGGCCACTTTTAGTGCTGCTGATGCAAATCGCGTTTTGACCGCGTATCAGAATCTAGTAAAGGCAGGCGGGACTCAGCAGGACTTGACCAACTGGCTTGGTGGCGAGATGAAAAGTGAACTCGCAAGTCTCGTCATCAAATCCGAACGCACTACTCCCGCTCCTCCGGTATTCACATGATGCTCGTCAAGTTTTGGGTTCTGTTTAATTTGCTGGTGTTATCGGTTGCGCTTGCTCGTGCGCAAGAGCAGCCGCCGTCGCCGCACGAGCGGGCGTTGATGGAGCGCGTGTCTCGCGAGATCAACAGCAACCTTATATGCTCAACAAATCTTGAGGCGCTTCGGGACAAGATCAAGGAACTTGAAGCCAAGTTGAAGGAAGCGCCCAAATGAAAAAGCTACTTGCTGCGCTTCTTCTCGCCACGTCGATCAGCTATGCGCACGCACAGTCGTCGAAGGTCACGCTTGACGCCGAGATCGACACCAACTGGCCCGACAATACCTCCGGCGCGATCACACCCGCACTGCTTCGCAGCACGGTCAAGGATATCGTTTCGTCCTACGTCGACTGGCTGGTCTGCACGGCTCAAGGCGGCATCGTCTATTGGAATGCGACTGGGACGCCGACGTGTTTGCCGGCGGGGACAAGTGGTCAGTTTTTCAAGACGCTGGGACCGGGAGCCAACCCGCTTTGGGCGACGCCTTCGCTGCCTGCTTCAAACCTCACAGTCTCCAGCAACAACGTCGTCATCGGTAACAAGGCAGGTGCCAATCAACCGGCGCAGGAGCTGACGACCACTTCGATCCTTGACTTCATCGGTACGACGGTCGGTCAGATTTTGAACCGCGGTGCCAGCATCTGGTCCGCTACATCGCAACTCGTGCTTGGCGCTTCTGGCACGCTCGGCAGCGTGACGATGGGCAATGCCACGTCAGGGACGATCACGGTTCAGCCGGTTGCGGGCGCGCTTACCGTAGGAGATGTATTTAGCTTCCCATCGTTGACCAAGACGGCAACGGCGACGATCGCCAGCGGCGCGAAGGCACTCAACACGACTCCGATCGCATCGACCGCGTGCAACACGTCTGCGGCCGGAGCTGCCGGCGTTGTCTCGACTGACGCCATCGTGGCAGGGTTCAACGCGAGCACCGCGGCGGTTGCCGGATATATCCCGGTCACGGCGGGCGGCTTGTCCATCCGTCTTTACCCCACCAATGGCACCGTCAACTTTGAAGTGTGCAACGGGACGGCCGCGACGATCACGCCGGGAGCGGTCACGCTAAACTGGGCGGTGTATCGGTGAAGCGCCCGCTGATTGCTCTGCTGGGCTTGCTGCTTGCAAGCTCGGCCCTTCCGCAGAGCCTGCCGTTCCCCGGTCCCGGCGGCATTGCCGGGTTTGCCTGCTCGGGTGGTACGATCACCACAAGCGGCACCAAGACGATCCACACATTCACGGGCAACGGCACGCTGACCTGTACGGGTGGCTCCAAGTCGACGGTTTCGCTTTTGGTGGTCGCTGGTGGGGCTTCGGGCGGCGGTGGCACGGCAGGTGGTGGTACGGGCGGCGGCGGTGGCGCAGGCGGCGTTTGCGAGAACACCGGCACCTACACTCTCACATCTACGAGCTACACGATCACGGTTGGCCTTGGCGGGGTGCATCCGACAGGGGCGAACGTCCGCGGTAACCCAGGCGTAGATACTGTTTTTGACACTACAGGCACGCCGGTCACGGCCAAGGGTGGCGGCGGCGGTGCAGCCAACACCAATACCACCGGCGCGGCTGGCGGCTCGTCAGGCGGCGGCGCGTTCAACGGCGGCGGCTCGTCAGCGATTACGCAGGTTTCGCCATCGGGCGGCGTTAACTGCTTTGGCAATATCGGCGGCACCGGCTCGACCGCAACCACGACGTCACAGGCAGGTGGCGGCGGTGCGGGCGGCGTGGGTGCTAATGGTGTGAACGGCGTGGGCGGGGGCAATGGCGGCGCTCCGCGGGCATCTTCGATCACCGGCGCATCGGTCAACTATGCGGCCGGTGGCGGTGGCTCATCGGAAAGTTCGCCTGCGGGCAGCGGCGGCGATGCCTGCGCCGGCAACGGCGAACGACGATCTTCCTCAAACGCAACGAGCGCTACGGCAGCGGGCTGCGGCGGCGGCGGGGGCTACGACAATGCGCCAGGCGACGGCTTCCGCGGCGTCGTGATCGTCTCCTACTGATGAAATATCTCGCCTTCTTCGTCACGGTGCTGTTCGTTCAGGGCATCCCAGGACCTGCCACCACGCCCCGCTGGGCGCTCTTGATGCTGGTCATGCCTATCCTTTGGTATAGGTCTCCTAACCGTTTGACGGTGGCCCACCTGCTGGGCGCCTGCTTTCTCGCGTGGGCAGCATTTTCGCTAAGCTGGACCTTCAATTTCTACGACGGTCTGCGCGCGATGCTGCTGTTTGGTCTGCTGTCGCTGGTGTTTTGTGCGGCGCCGCTGTCGCTTCGATCGGTCTACGGCGCGATGGCGATCGGGCTTGCGGTCAACAGCGCGGTCTCCGTCGCCCAGGTTTATGGATGGGGCGTTTTGTCGCAGGCAGCGATCCCCGGAGGGCTGTTTTTCAACAAGAATTTTGCCGGCGAACTGGCAGCGATGGTGCTCGTCGGTGTGATCGCCTCGCGACTCTGGTGGGCAATCCCCGGCATCCTGCCGACGCTGTGGTTGAGCTACTGCCGCGGCGCATTTTTCGCTTTAGCAGTACTCTCTATCTGGTTGATCTATCAGAGAAGTCGCGTCGTAGCGCTGGTGATTGCCGGGGTCGGACTGGAGCTGATCGCGTATCTCGTTCTTCGACACGATACCGGGCTCTGGACGCCCAGCTTTAATCAGCGGATTGATCTTTGGCTCGACGCATGGGACGGCTTCATTTTCTGGGGTCGTGGTCTCGGCTCGTTCTACACGACCTTTCCCGAGCACGCGACGCGGCTGGACTCGCTGCTGTTTCGGCCGAGCTCGGCGCACGCCGATCTGTTCAATCTGACCTATGAACTTGGTCCCGGCGTGCTTTTGGTGTTAGGTCTGTTACTGTACGCATGGCTTGCACGGCCGCTGCGTGCCGAGCACTACGTTTTGATCGTGTTTTTGTCGGAGGGTCTCGTTGCTTTCCCGCTGTACATGCCTGCTACGTCGTTTCTCGCGGTTCTTGTTCTTGGTAGTCTTTGCCGCGATCGGCCTGGACTGCACAGTTCGCTCGCTTGGAGCCGAGCTCGAGTTCTATTGGGCCAAGCGCTCCGATACGGTTGGGCAAGCCTTATTCCACCTGCATCGAGCGTCGATCATGTGGCCGCTGGACTACCCGATGCGGGCGGCTCCAGCGTATTTTTGGGTGTCAACACGGCTGTACGTGGCTCGGGAGTTCGCCATTCCTGATATCAAGGCGGCGCTTGTGCGCAACCCGAACGCCGCCGACTTGTGGTACGCCTTGGCCGAATACGAAGAGGCCGGCGGCGAGGACGCAACGGAGGCGCGCAAGCACCTACGCGCGCTTTGGATGAACTACGATCGGAGGTAGCTATGTGGCCGCACGACGATACCGCCAGCAAGAACGCCTTCTACGGCGATTTTCGTAGCAAGGGCTGGCAGGACATGAACCTCGTCCACATGCAACCTCCGTTCCAGATGTTCTACGAAAAGCAACTGCTCACGCACGGCATTCTAGTCCACAAGAAGATCGTACCTGCGTTGAATTTGGCGTTCGGCGATATCTGGGATGCCTGCAATCACGACCAGAAACAGGTCGACAAGACCGGCGCTAGTGACTGGGGCGGCTGCTTCAATATCCGTCGTATCGCCGGCAGCAACTCGTGGTCTAACAACTCGTGGTCTAACCACTCGTGGGCGTGCGCGCTTGACTTGTCCCCGTCAACGAATGGGTTTAACATGAAGGGCACGATTGCTGACGTTGTGGTCAAGGCGTTCAAAAAGCAGGGTTTCCTTTGGGGCGGTGACTACAAGGGAAGGAAAGATCCGATGCACTTTGAGGCAGTTATCCGATGAATAACGCCCAGCTTCTTAGCCTCCTTCGTACCCTCCTTCAGATTGCTGGAACTGCTGTTGTTGCTCACGGCACGTTGGGCATCAACGGCGCGATGTGGGAGCAAATCTCTGGCGCGATCATCATGATTGCCCCCATCGTCTGGTCGATGTTTGCTCACACCGACACTGCCCAACTCAAGGCGGTTGAGGCGATGCCAGACGTCAAGAAAATTGTTGTCGACACGACGGCGCCGCCCGATGGGGCTGCAGCCGCACTTGCTGATCCCGCACGACCGAAGGTGGTGAGCCAATGAGACGTTTGATCCCCGTTTTACTTGTATTTGTTCTTGCGGGCTGTGCGAGTATTGTTAACCCGCTCACGCAGTCGCGGCTGGATACAATCAACGCCTCGTGGGGCGCGACACTCGCGATCAGCGCCAACTACCGGGATGCCTGCGCGCAGCGCCTGATCCCGCCGTCGTGTCGCCCGATCGTTGTTCGTATCCAGCAGGCTGCGATCCCGGTACAGGCAGCAGTGCAGGCTGCAAATCGCGCCTCGGTCGGTGGGCAGGTCACTGCGGCCGCACTGGTCGAGAGCGCCAGTCAGATTATCAACGACTACAAGCTTCTCCAGATGCAATATGGGATCAAGTGATGGACCCGTCAGCAATCGCCAGCATCGTTCTCACTGCGGTCTCGACTTTGATTAAGGTTGCCCCGCAAGTCGTTCAAACGGTTAAGGACTTCAAGCCTTACGCAGAGGCTTTGTACGGTGAACTGACGGGGCAGGCTCCGAACGACGATCAGCGCGCAACGCTGGCGGCCGGCATCGACGCCTTATTCGCGCGGCTCGAGACACCGCTTCCTCCTGCGCAACCAGGTGACCCCGACTACGTTGCCTGAGTATGGCAAAGCGTGCGCGAATGAAAGCTCGGCATACCCACTACGACGTGGATGCGACGATCACGCCTGAGACCAAGTTCAAGGTCTCTATGGTGCAGATGTTTAGCATTGCCGCAGGCATCTTCTTTGTGGCGATCGGCTACGCCTACCTCACCTACAACGTGGTGGATATCAAGGCTGTCCAGACTGATGCGCTAACCAAGACTGCAGCGGCCATCAAAGAGCAGGACG